GCCCGCTCCCCCCGGCTGCCGAGCATCGGGACGTCCCCCAGGGCGCGCCTGCTGCCCCTTCTGAGCCGCCGTTCTGATGGAGCGGCATTGTCCGGACTGCGGTGAGGTTCTCGCTGCAGGGCACGCGCGCTGCAGGCAGTGCTACCGGCGGTTTGAGGCTGAGTATCAGCGGAAAACTGAGAGGGACTGGATGCGGCGCAACTACCCGGAGTTCCGGCCCCGGGACTTGTTCCCGGAGGACTACTGGGAGCAGCCGGAGATTAAGACAACAAGTATGAAGGAGGGCGAGTAATGGCATGGGTCCGAGTGGGCGACGAAGCGCTGAGCCACCCGAAGCTCATGTCGCTGTACGACGTGGAGGGCGCCGAGGACATCTCGATCATCGAGATGTTCGGTTTCCTCATGGCTCTCGCGACCTACTCGGCCAAACACTTAACAGACGGAATCATCGAGAGGGGCGCGGCCTTCCGCGACGGCGAGCGCTCGCGGGTTGTGCGCCTCATCGATGCGGCGGTGGCCGCAGAACTGCTTACGTGGGTTGAGGTGGACGGCGCGAAGAAACTGCGCCTGTTCACGGACGAGGAGTTTATTCACGTCCAGCCCCGTGAGGAGGTCATGCGTCGCCGCGCACGGTCGCGGGAGAATCGCGACCCGAATAAAAAGGCTGCTGTGATCTTCCGCGACGGCGATCAGTGTCGGTACTGCGGGAAGGTCGTGCGGTGGACTGGCCCGAAAGGTTACAACCTCGGCACGCTCGATCACGTGGACCCGGACTCGCTGGGGGACGCCCCGGTCGAGGGTCTCGTGGTCGCCTGCTATGAGTGCAACTCGTCGCGCGGTCACGCGCGGGAGGCGTTCGACGCGGCCTCGCCGCTGCGTCCCGTCCCGTCCACGCCCTATTACGGAGTGTGGTCGGCAGAATTCCTCACCAGGTACGGATATGAAGCCGCGCCGACCGTGGATCCGGGTAAGCCCGTTGACCCCGCCTCAGAGCCGCCCGCGAAGGGCGTGCTCCCGGGCCGAGGGTCCGGAGCGCCTGTTGACCCCGGGCGCGGCTCCAGCAGCCCCGCTGAGGCCGCTGTGCGTGACCCCGGCGCGTCCGAGCGACGCGCGTCCGAGGGTCCGCGTATTCGACGTAGTCCGGACTCAAGTCCGAACCTTGGTCCGACGTCGAAGGGTATCAAGCCGGATACTCTCGGGTCGGGTAGGGACGGGACGGGACGGGCAGGCCAGGGAAGGGCAGGCACGGGCCAGGCCGGGCACCCGCGATCCCCTCAGCAGCAGCAATCAAGCAAGCGGAACCGTAGAAGGAGAAGAAGATGAACGATGAGCAGATGGGCTTTGACAAGTTAGAGGATGCAGTGGCAGCTCTGGTGAGTGAGCGGGAGCCGGGCAGACTTGTTGGCGCATGGGAGATCATGATTGAAACGATCGACCCGATGCGCCCGGACATCACAGCTTGGATGACCGAGGGCAACGGCTCGATGCTGGCTCGGCGCGGCCTCATTGAGGTATGCCGCGACCAGTACAGGAAAGGCATAGAGGACACGACAGATGAGTGAGACGATGAACGACCGGACATGTCCTGTAACTGGTGAGCCTCTCCTCAACGGAGAGTTCCTCTCTCGCGGCGGCGCTGCCCGCGTCCGTGTGGCGACCGCATCGATGCCCAGCCTGATGAGCGACCTCGCCTATGCCGCGTCGCACGGCGTGCGCACGGGCGAGCAGGTCGGCGGCGCTGGTGTCCCGTCGTCGCGGGCTCCGCTCAACCTCGCTCTGATGATCGAGGTCGACGAGATGTGCGACGCGATCCTGACCTGGGCGACCCTGCTCCTCTCGCACGTGATGGGGCCGTCCTACTGGGTGAAGCAAGGTAGCTGGTGGCACGTGGCAGACGTGTTCAAAACTCATGAGGATAAGCTGCGCCACTGGTCCGAGGCGGCGCAGTGCGCAGATGAGGTCTTGTACTCGGTGTCGCGCCTGGAACGTCTTGCATCCCCTGGTCGGCAGCGCCTTGTATTCGTCGGCGAGTGCAGCGCATGTGGAGCAGACCTGCTGGTCCGCGACCCCGAGGAGGAGACGACGACATGCCGGGAGTGTGGCTCAGCCGAGCAGATCGCCGACGCCTGGGATCGACTCCTCACGAAGGCGAGGGAGTCTCTGCTGCCTCGCACTCGAGCGACTCGCGTCGCCGAGATCCTGGCAGGCGTGCAGGTCAAGGACTCGACGGTGCGCAAGTGGCAGCAGCGAGGGAGGGTGGCCCCTGCATCGAGGGAGGGGGGCATCCGCTTGTACAGGGTGGGGGATATTGAATCTCTCGCTCTCCAGCATCTCGACCGCTCGTAGCGCGTGTCGCTTGCGCGCGCGTGTGTCACGGTGTATTTTGCTAACGTGGCCCCGCGCGTAAGCGATGGGGCTTCTGCCTTATACGGCATCCGCGCACATGCGTTGACCCCCGCTCTTCTCGGCCCCGATGGAGCGGGGGTCTCCGCATACCTGGGAGGGGTGGTCGATGTGGCGACCTCACGCACAGGAACTGCGCAGTACAAGCACTGGCGCAAGCGAGTGCTGATCGCCGCTCGCGACGCCGGCATCGCGCAGTGCCCACACTGCGGCGTTCGCCTCGACTACACGCGCGGCCTGCAGCCGAACAGCGCCGAGCCGGATCACATCCTGCCGGTCCGCTGGGGAGGAAAGAACACGCTCGAAAATGGTCGAGTCCTTTGTCGCAGATGCAATCAATCTCGCGGAGACGGGACGCGCCCGAAGGTGAAACCGCGCAGAGCGGCCTCCGTCGACGTAGACTGGTGACAGATTCAGTCGTCAGGCGTGGGGGATTACCCCTCCCCCCGCCTACCAGTAGCCCCCGATACGCTTAGCGCCATACCCCCCCGTTATTTCAGGGGGTGTCGCGAAAAAACAGCGGTCGGGGGTGTTCGTTTAGGGTCGGCTCGCCTGGCGCGTTTATGGGGCATGTGGGCAAGAAGGTAGGCGTTTTCGGCGGTTTCGCCCGGGATTGAAGGGGTTGGAATTGGCTGAGAAGAAGGCGAAGGCAGCAGGCGCTCGCGGGCGTAAGACGTCGGCGAAGAAGGCCGCGGCGAAGAAGGAGCCGGAGGTTCCGGCATTTGATGCTCGCGCGCAGCGCACAAAGCTGCTGGACGCGACGCTGCAGTCGATTGAGTATGCCGAGTTTGACAAGCGGGCGCCGCTGATTCGTGAGGCGCGGGCGTTGATTTCTGAGCTGGCCGGCCCGGCTGTCGTGGTCGAGTCGAAGGAGGAAGGAGACAACGTTGTCAACTTCCAGGACCAGCTCGCACGGAGACGGTCAAACGCCTCGGGTACGGGTCGCCGCTAAGCGTCGCGCAAAGACTTTCGGAGACCTAGCCGGCGAGTTCGCCGCGAACTTCGGGCTGACCCCTGACCCCTGGCAGAATCTCGTCCTCGAGGACTGGCTCGCTGCGTCCACAAAGGACGAGTGGAAACACATGACCTGCGGCCTGTCCGTTCCACGCCAGAACGGCAAGAACGCTCTCTTAGAGATCAGGGAGCTTTTCGGCATGGTGCTCCTCGGAGAGAAGATCCTTCACTCCGCGCACGAGGTCAAAACGGCGCAAGCACACTACCGGCGCTTCAAGCATTTCTTCGGGAATAAGGCGCACGACGAGTTGGCAGACTTCCCCGAGTTAAACCGCCTCGTGACGAACGTCCGTAACGTCAACGGGCAGGAGTCGATCACGCTGTCGAACGGCGCAGAGCTGCGAGTCATCGCGCGCTCGAAGTCGTCAGGTCGTGGTTTTACCGCCGACGTGGTCGTTTTCGATGAGGCGCAGGAGCTGACGGAGGACGCTATCGAGGCCATGCTCTCGACGGGCTCGGCGGGCGACCTCGGTAACTCTCAGATTCTCTACACGGGCACGCCGCCCGGGCCGAACGCTTCGGGCGCCGTGTTCACGCGCCAGCGCGCGCAGGGACTCTCGGAGCATCCCGGCCCGATGTGCTGGCACGAGTGGTCGGCGGACCCGGACGGGCCTGTCAATCTCGACGATAAGGGCGTGTGGATCGCGACGAACCCGGCGATCACGGCGGGACGTATGAAGATCGCGTTCGTGGAAAACGAGAGGCGCACGCTCAACGAAGAAGGCTTCAAGCGTGAACGACTGGGTATGTGGCCGGCGAACGCTGGTGCCTCGCACGCGATCGACTCCGCGACGTGGGACGCCTCCGTCGCAGACGCGCCGGAGGACGGCATCCGCTCGTTCGGCGTATCGTTCAGCGCCGACGGTAAGCGAATGGCGCTCGCAGGCGCGATGAAGGAAGGCACGGGAGCGTCCGCTAGATTCCACGTGAACGCAATCGACACCTACACAGGGTCAACTGCTGCGGGCGTTTCGGCGCTCGCGGAATGGCTTGCCGAGCGCGTCGACAGGACGGCGCAGATCAATCTTCTCGGCGGCGCGGGAGCAGCAGCGTTGTCGGATGCACTGGACATGCGGGGCGTGCCGAAACGGCTCGTTCACATCATGACGACGGGTGAGTACTTCGAGGCGTGCGGCCTGCTCTTTGAGGGGCTGCGAGCCGGCCAGGTGACGCACCCGGCGGGCGAGCCGGAGGACGCGCTCAACGCTTCGGTGGCTGTCGTGGACCGGCAGATCCGCCGCCGCGACGGCGCGTACGGGTGGTCGGCCTCGACCCCAGACGGAGACGAGACACCGCTAGAGGCGGTATCGGCAGCTCTGCATGCTGCCAAGACCACGCGGCGTAGGCCGAAAGGGAAAACGGGAAGGAGGGCGATCGTCCTATGAGTCTGGCGAGGATCCCGGCGCTGCCGGGGCTGACCGAAACTGAGAAGAGCCAGCTGCGCCTCATGCAGGACCGGATCACGGCGAAGCAGACGAAGAACGCGCTGCTCGACGTGTACTACGAGGGGCATCGCGCCTTCCAGGATCTCGGCATCTCGATCCCGCCGCAGATGCAGCGCACGCGCGCCGCTCTCGGCTGGCCCCAGAAGGCCGTGCAAGCCCTAGCGCGAAAGCACGTTTTCGAGGGCTACACCGTCGGCGGGCTGACCGACACCTACGACCTGGCCGGGCTGCTGGCCCGCAATGAGTTCGAGACGGAGCTCGCGCAGGCGATCACGAGCGCGTACAAGCACTCGGTGGCTTTCCTGACGGTCGCCGCTGGGGACGTGACGCGCGGAGAGCCGCCCGTCATGATCCAAGCGCGCGACGCGAAGTGGACAACGGCCCTGTGGGATCAGCGCACGCGCACACTGGAGGCCGCGCTCGCTCTGGAGGCCTCAACCGCTGAGGGCACGGAGCAGTACGAGAACACAATCACGGGCGCGACGATGTACACGCGCTCGTTCATCATTCATTTCTCCCGCCAGCCCGGCTCCGCAGCCTGGCACCTCGAGCGCATGGAGAACCCGACGGGTCGCGTGCTCGTCGAACCGCTGGTCTATGACCCGCAGCTCGGACGACCGTTCGGGCGATCGCGGATCACGACTGAGGTGCGGTATCTGACGGACGCAGCGGTGCGCACGCTGATGCGAGCCGAGACGGGCGCTGAATTCTTCTCCAGCCCGCAGCGGTACGTCCTCGGCGCATCCGAGGACGCGTTCACGGGCATGGAGCGGTGGTCGGCGATCACGGGCCGGATGCTCGCACTGACGGTCAACGAGGAAGGCTCAACGCCGTCGGTCGGCCAGTTCACGCAGCTGTCGATGGAACCGCACCTCGCGATGTATCGCCAGCTCGCGCAGAACTTCTGCGCGGCAACGAACCTCCCGATGAGCACCGTCGGTATCTTCGGCGACAACCCGGCCTCGGCTGAGGCCATGCAAGCAGCTGAGTACCAGCTCTCCGATGAAGCAGATTATCAGTGGCGGATCTTCACGCCCGCGCTGCGCCGCCTCCTCCAGGACGTCCTCATGATCCGCGACCGACTCACGGCCCCTCCCGAGGAATCGTGGGACATGGCGATCAACTACACGCCGACAAGGTACGTGAGCCCACAGGCAAGCGCGGACGTGATCTCAAAGATCGCCTCTGCGCTGCCAGACGTCGCAACGACGACGGTCGGCCTGCGACGCGCAGGCTTCACGCAGGCCGAGATCGAGCAGGTCCGAGCGGAGAACGCACCCAGCAAGGCCGCATCGCTCCTCGAACGCCTCGCAGGAACCGACAAGCTAGAAGCGAAGTAACGGTGAAGGGCGGCGAGGCGGGTGCCACGTACAAGGAAAGAGATCACGCAGTTCGCCAAAGCACAAAAACAATGCGCCCGCCTCGCGAAGCGCGACCTGGAGCGCTTCTGGAAAACGCTCGACACAACCGACGTCGTCGCATGCCGCGAAGCACTGGAGGACTTCCTCCCTCAGCTCGTGCAGGCGTACGGCAACGTCGGCGGGCAGCTCGCCGTCGAGTGGTACGACCGACTGCGACGAGCGTCTGGCGCTCGCGGCGATTACACGCCGAAGCCTGCGCCGTTGCCTCGTATCGAGGTTGTGCATGCCCGGATCCGCAGTGCGCTGAACCCGCTGGCCCGCGCCGGGGATGCTGAGGCCTCGCTGGAGGCGTTGTCTGAATCGACGGAGAGCTGGGTGAAAAACTCAGCTCGGCAAACGGTCTCAGATGCCGCGGCGAAGGATCCCGCGAAGGTTCGTTTCGCCCGCGTTCCGACCGGAGCGGTCACCTGCTCTTTCTGCATGATGCTCGCGTCTCGCGGGTGGATCTATGCATCGGAAAAGTCCGCTGGTGCTTTCGACCGATACCACGCGCACTGCGACTGCCAGGTCGTCCCCTCATGGGCAAGCAAGCCCGCAAGTATCGCGGGCTATGACCCCGAGGCGATCAAGAAGCGGTACGACGCCGGAGAGTTCGAGGAGGACATGCGCAAGCGATCCGGCGGTCGCAAAACGCCGACAGAAGAAGCATCTGACGGCGACTGAGTTTCCCCTACGCGAGGGGCAAGTCGCGGAACCATGAGCGCCGACGGGCGCCGCACAAGTACGGACAAACAGGAGACACCATGCACACCACCGACACCAACACCGACACCACCGAAGCCACCGCAACGGAGGTGACCGATACCCAGGCCCCGGCCCCGAGCACTGACCGTCACGCCTTCACGCCGATCACGACGCAGGAGGATCTGGACAAGGTCATCGGCGCGCGCCTGGCTCGCGAGCGCGAAAAGTTCGCCGACTATGACGACCTCAAGGCAGCAGCGAGCAAGCTCGCCGACGCCGAGGCGCGCCTCTCGCAGATCGACGCGCAGGCCGCGCTCGACAAGATCCGCAATGACGTCGCACAGGAAGTCGGAGTCCCCGCCGACCTGCTGCGCGGCTCGACCAAGGACGAACTGGCCGCACACGCATCCGCGCTCGCGGAGGCGTTGAAGGCGCGGCCTTCGGTGCCTGTGATCCCGACGCAGGGGGCGACCCCGAGTGTCTCCGAAGCTGATTCTGCTCGCCGCGCTTTCGTGCAGGAGCTGTTCGGCTCGAAATAATCTCTCATTTCTCGGAAGGAGCCAACTGTGGCTATTTTCAACACAACCAATACGTCCGTGCTGATGCCCCGCGAGATTGCGGACGGCATGGTCAAGAAGACGCAGTCCCTGTCTACCGTCGCGCTGCTGTCTCAGCGGAAACCGATGCGCTTCGGCAAGGAGGACATCGTCGTGTTCGGCGACCTGCCGAAGGCAGAGTTCGTCGAAGAGGGCGCCGACAAGTCCTCGACCACTGGATCGTTCTCGTCTGTGTCTACCGTGCCCCACAAGGCGCAGGTCACCATGCGTTTCAATCAGGAGGTTATGTGGGCGGACGAGGATCATCAGCTCGGTGTCCTCGACGAGCTCGCGCAGGCCGGCGCTGATGCGCTGTCTCGCGCCCTCGATCTCGGTCTCTACCACGCGATTAACCCTCTGACGGGCACGAAGATCGCGTCGTGGACGAACTACGCTGCGGCGTCGACGAAGATCGTCGAGATGAAGGGCAAGACCGCTGAGGCGGATGCCGCCTTCCGCGCGGCTGTCGGCCAGGTCGTGAACGGCGCGAACCCGGCGCAGGTCACGGGCGCCGCCTTCGACCCGAAGTTCTCCTGGGCACTGTCGGAGCTGCGCCGTAAGGACGGCGCGGGCGAAACCTCTGACCAGCGCTACCCGCAGGTGGGCTTCGGCACGAACGTCGACGAGTTCGGCAGTGTCCCGGTCGCGCAGGGCAACACCGTTTCCGCGACCCCAGAGGCAACCGACACCAAGGTCCGCGCGATCGTCGGTGACTTCAGGAGTGGCATCCGCTGGGGTATCCAGCGTCAGCTGCCCGTCGAGCTGATTCAGTTCGGCGACCCGGACGGCCAGGGCGACCTAAAGCGCAAGAACCAGGTGGCGCTGCGCCTGGAGACCGTGTACGCCTGGTACGTTTTCACCGACCGCTTCGCACTCGTCAAGGAAACTGCCTGACGTGGAACCGTGGGCTACACCAGGAGACCTGGAGGCCCGCTGGCGACCGCTGACCGACGCTGAACGCGCCCGCGTGAGCATGCTCATCGAGGACGCGCAAAGCCTCGTGATGGACGAGTGCCCGAACTGGCAGACCACCAGCTCGGGCACTCGCATCCGGGTCATCTGCGCGATCGTCAAGCGAGCAATGGCAGCGCCGTTCGCTGATGACGGCCTCACGGGTATCTCAGCAGCAACGGAGACCACCGGCCCATTCTCACAGCAGCTCACGTTCGCGAACCCATCCGGCGACCTCTACCTGACCAAGGCTGAGCGCCGGGCTTTCGGCGCAGGCCGTGGCCGCGCACTCGAGATCGACCTCCTCGCATCACGGGAGGACTCCTGATGATGCAGAAGTGGCGAACCCCAGTGCAGGTAGAAGGCCGCACGCGACGCAACGCGGACGGCTACCTCGTGCAGGACAGCGCGGCGCGGCTCATCCCCGGGTGCCTCATCGCACCCGGCGCGTTCACGGTCCCGGGGCTGCTGGAGTCGCCGACGTCGGAACAGCCCGACGACCAGGCCACGCTGTACGCCCCGCCGGACGCGCGGTTTGAGGTCGGCGATACGATCGTCGTCCCGCGTACCCACCCGCTCGGCGGTAAATGGCAGGTCGAATCGAAGCCGGCGCCCTGGCCGCGTGGGGTGTCCGTGACGATCAAACGGAGGTGACGACGTGAGCGGCTTCAAGCGCGACACGCAAGCGATCGACGCCTTCCTGCGCAGCGGAGCACTCGCACCAGCACTCCTCAAGGAGGCAGAGCAGCTCAGAGCCGCCGCAGCCGCAGCCGCACCTCGCGGCTCATCGGACAAAGGCGGGCACCTCGCCGACTCCTACAAAGCCGAAACAACGAAAGCCCCGTTCTACCAAGGCGGGCCTGTGCGCGACATCGGCAGAGTCTACAACGACGCACGCCACGCGCTCGCCGTTGAATTCGGACACAGAAGCAGAGCCGGGAACCCAATTCCAGGCGCACACACGCTCGGCAAGCTGATCGGCTCGAAGTCTAAGAGGAATAGGCGCAAATGACATACACAGATGCAGTCCAGGTCATCCGCGACGCGATCACCGCGGCGACCAGCATCCCAACTGCCCGAGTACTGCAGCCCGGCTTCACCGACGGGCCGCTCCCACTCGCGCACGTCTCGCTCATACAAACCCAGACCGGGGATTACGACCGAGACGACACGATCTCCATATCCATCTACGCAAAGACCCCGGCCTCACCCGCCGAAGTCGGAGCCGCCGCGCTCGCGGACCAGATCGAGGCGGCGCTCGCCGTCCGTCCGGTCGTTGGCGCGTCCGGCTGGGTAGATGAGGCAGAGATCGACTCTCTCCTGGGCGTGCAGCCTTATTACGAGGCTGTCGAGGTCGTCCATATGACGGCAACGGTCACGCACAGGCCAATCTCAGAATGACATCAACTGACATGAAGGGAAGGCTCGCATGACCACCATCGAAGCCCTCAAAAAGAAGCATAACCGCACGACCAACGTGCGTAAGGGCCTGAACGCACTGGCGTTCCTGGCCCCGATGACGACGACCGTACCGGCGGCGATCACCGACGCTGGAGGCGCCCTCAAGGAGATCCCCGCCGATTTCATGCCCCTCGGTCTCATCACAACCGAAGGCATCACCTTCTCCGCCGACGCGAAGAACGAAGAGGTCGAAGCTCTCGGATATGCGGAGGCGGTCAGGTCTGACCTGACCGGCGCGCCCAAGTCGGTGAAGCTCACGGTTCTGGAGCCGGTCCGCAAGACGATTCAGCAACTCGTTTACGGCATCGACCTGTCGCAGACCAAGGCCTCCAAGACCACTGGCGAGATCACCTTCGACGAGGCCGCGATCCCGGCTCTCGCTGAGTATCGTCTCCTGCTGGTCATGGCTGATGGACCCGCAGCCGACGAGTGGCTGATCGGTCGCTGTTACCCGCGAGTGAAGCTGTCCTCTCTGCCTGACGAGAAGTGGGCAGCGTCGGACGCGATGCAGTTCGACCTCGAGTTCGCGGCCTTCATGGACGAGACGGCGGGCACGTCTTGTCGCCACTACATCGGCGGATCCGGTGCGATCCGTCACCGCGACGCGATCGGTTTCGAGCAGGCCAACTGACCTGCTCTCGATCTCGGGCGGGCCGTGGTTGATCTCCCAACGGCCCGCCCGTCCACACCTCACGCATGGAGATCACCTCACGGATAGGAACCATGATGAAGTTCATCAAGACTGTCAAGACCGACTCTGGCGACGAGCTCAAGCTGGAGCGCGAGACCGACGCTGCCGTCGAGCAGAACCAGCTCATCTCGCAGGGCTGGGAGGTCGTCGACGACTCGAAGGACGGCGGCGAGAAGCCGACGCTGCCCGCGCCTCCCACTTTCAACAAGTAACCAACCGCCAGACAAATAAATAGGAGATCAAGCATGTCTGACCAGATGAAGCCCACGTTCACGTTCAACGCTCTCTCGAAGCTGGAGAAGGCTGCGGCCCCGGCCCCGTTCACTTTCGGGATCGGTAGCCAGGTCATTGCCTTCCCGGATCCGCTGAGCCTCACGCCCGAGGCAGCTGAGAAATTCATGGCCGCGATGGAGTCCTCGAAGGCGCCGACGCAGATGATCCGCACCTGGCTCACCGCCGAGGACGCGGACCTGCTCCTCAGCAAGCTCAACATGCGCCAGCTCGGCATCCTGATCCGTCAGGCGTCCGAGCACTATCAGGGCATGCTCGGCGACGCGGGGGAAGGCAACGCCTCTACGACCGAATAAGTCGGTACGAGAGGCAGATCGTCTCCGATCTCGCGGAGCAGGGCTGGGATGCACCGGCCCTGTTCCGCGCCCGCCGCTGGCGATTCCTCCTCATCCTCATCGACGGCCTCGCGTCGACGAGCAGGACGACCGTCGCGATCCTCAACGATCCCGAGCGCTTCGAGGAGATCGCAAAGACCGTCGCCGCGACCGAGGCGACCGCCGACGACACTGAGGCGCGGATGCGCGAGCAGACTCCCGTCGTGCGATTGCTCCAGGACATCTTTGACTTAGTGTCCGCTGCCTTCGGTGGCAAAGAGCCGTACCCGCGTCCCATCTCGGCGGTCGAGCTCGCACTCGAGGACGCTCGCACAGACAACCTTCATGACTTCCGAGACGAAGCCATGAAGGCCCTCCTCCCCAACTGGGAGGACACCGAAGAATAACCGAAGAGAGGAACCCTGGAATGGCTGGAGTCTACAAGGCGGGCACACTGTACGTCGACGTGGTTCCCTCCATGAAGGGCTTTTTCAAGACGGTCGAGGCTGACGCTAAGGCGCAGCTGCCAGACATCGGGAAGAACGCCGGTAAGGACTTCGCAAACGGCTTGCGTGCCGGCGTCGGTTCCAGCGGCACCCAGGTCGCAAAGTCCATCAGTCAGCCTATCGATGCTGCCGCGACTGAGGCGAAAAACAGCGTCGACAAGATGACGAAGAGCATGCAGGCCGCGACAGGCGGCATGCAGAAGGCTGCAGAGGGCGCGGGCCGCAGCTTCACGACGATGGGCGCCGAGGCGGGCCGTAGTCGCAGCCCTATCGAGTCGGCGACGCGCGACCTTGACGAGGCCGCACAGGCAGCGGAGAAGGCCGCGAGGGGCACGCGCGAAGCTGGCTCGGGCTTCTCCTCAATGGCTGGCTTCGCGCAAAGCGCGATCGCGCCTCTAGCAGCAATGGCCGCAGCCGTCGGTATCGGCGGCTTCGTCTCCGAGGCTATCGCCGCGTCCGACGCGACCCAGAAATTCGCGGACACGCTGAAATTCGCTGGCATCGATCCGGATCGGATCGAGGAGCTGGGAGCCGCCGCACAGCGCTATGCAGACGAGACCGTCTACGATCTGTCGGATATTCAGGGCATCACGTCGCAGCTCGCTGCGAACGACGTCGAGGGCTTCGACAAGCTCGCGGAGGCGGCGGGCAACCTTAACGCCGTCGCGGGCGGCTCTGCCGAGACCTACAAGCAAGTCGGCCTGGCGCTCGTGCAGGTCAACGGAGCTGGAAAACTTGCCACGCAAGATTGGAACCAGATCGCAAACGCGATCCCCGGCGCGTCCGGCAAGATCCAGAAAGCACTCCTGGACGCGGGCGCCTATACAGGCAATTTCCGCGATGCAATGGCACAGGGCCAGATCAGCGCCGAAGAATTCAACGAGGCTTTGCTGAACCTCGGCTTCGACGAGGTCGCAGCGAACGCCGCTCGCGATACGAGCCGTATCGAGAACGCAGCCGGCAACCTCCAGGCAACCCTCATGGGCGGTTTCAAAGACCTCATCGACTACATGAAGCCCACGATTACCGACTTCATGGGCTGGCTCTCCGGCATGTTCTCGACCGCGTTCGACTGGATCAGCGAGCACAAAGACCTGCTGGTCGCCCTGGGTGAAGGTATCGGGATTGCGGTCGCCGCATACTGGGGCTTCTCCGTGCTCACGACTGTGATCGAGTGGATCAAGAACACCACGCTCGTGCAGGAGGGGCTAAACGCCGCTATGGCCGCGAACCCCATCGGGCTTGCAGTCGTGGCTATCGGCGCGCTCATCGCAGGCCTGATCTACCTGTACAACACCAACGAGGACGTAGCGAACGCGATCAACTTGTTGGGTGCTGGGATCGCGGAGTTCTGGACGACCAACGTCACGCCCATTGTCGATGCCTTCGTCGACTACACGAAGAACACCCTCATCCCGGGCATTGAGTCGGCGTGGGGCATCCTCACAACAGGAGACTACGACGGCAATCTCTTCGGACTTGAGGAGGACTCCGCGCTCGTCGACTTCTTCTTCACGCTGAGGGACGCGCTCCTCGCAGTCGGAGAGATCTCCTACACCGCGTGGACGGACAAGATCAAGCCGTCCCTTGAGGCAGCGTGGGACTGGATCTCCGGCACACTCTGGCCGGGCCTCCAGAACCTCTGGTCAACCGTGCTGCAGCCCTTGTTTGAGGGGATCGGCTCGGGCCTGGCGCTCGCCTGGACCGCGATCATCCGACCTACCCTCATGGCCCTGTGGACCATCGTCTCCCGCGTCATCTGGCCTGTCCTGAAAACCCTCTGGGAGAACGTCGTCAAGCCCCTCTGGGAGGGCTTCGCCTCGGCAGTCCAGTCAGCCTGGGCAGTCATCTACCCAGCCATGCAGGCGCTCGCGGGTTTCTTCCGTGACACCTTGATGCCCGCGCTGTGGAGCTTCTGGCAGGACGTGGTCCAGCCGGTGTGGATGAACGTCTCGAACTTCATACTCGCGGTGTGGGACAACATCTTGTATCCGCTTTTCGACCTGCTCGTGACGGTGCTTTCGGGCACTGTCGGCACAGCCTTCCAGGGCCTGTGGACAATCGTCGTCGCCGTGTGGAATGGCATCTCGTCTGCGATTCAGACGGTGTGGGGCATTTTGTCCCCGATTTTCTCTGGGATTGGCAGCGCGATCTCAACGACGCTCGGCCCGACCTTCACCTGGCTGTATGACTCTGTGATTCAGCCTGTGTGGGACAAGATCTCGTCGGCGGTGCAGGTCGCCTCGTCGGTCCTGATCGACGTGGTTTTCCCGGCGATCAAGAACGCGATCGGCGGCATGAAGGACAGCTTCGAGTCTTTCCGCCAGTCGGTCGAGTCGGTGTTCGAGAAGGTCAAGGGCGCCGCAGCACGCCCGATTAACTTCGTGATTACAACGGTGTATCAGGACGGCATTAAGGCCGCGTTCGATACTATCGCCGCGAAGGTCGGCCTCTCCGTGAGGCTCCCGGACGTGAAGGCTATCCCGGCTTATGCGACCGGTGGCGTTTTCTCCACGATGACGCCGGGCTACTCGCCGGGCAAGGACATCTATCACTTCTACTCACCGGACGGGGGCGGCGCGCTTCGTCTGTCAGGCGGTGAGGGCATCATCCGTCCCGACGCGCTGCGAGCGCTCGGCGGGAAACCCTGGCTCGACCGGGTCAACGCCTCGCGAGGCTCCGGCCTCGCGACCGTCGGAGAGACCGGACGCCGCCGCGGCGAAGTCGCCTTCGCGAACGGTGGCGTCTGGAACGCCGTCAAGGGTGGCTTCTCCGGCGCCTTGGACTGGATCAAGGACACGACCGAGGCAGTCGCAGAGATCGTAACCGACCCCGCCGCAGCAATCGCAAACCTGGTCCTCAAGCCGGCCCGCGATCTGCTCTCCCCGAAGGACGGCAGCTTCTGGGAGTCCGTAGCATACGGCATCCCGCCGATGCTGTTCGACGGCCTCAAGAGCATGTTCACCTCGAAGGTGAACGAGTCCGGCATCTCTGGCGGCGCGGGCCTAGTCGGCGCAGCCATGAAGGCAGTCCTCATGGGCGTCCCCTACGTCTGGGGCGGCTCGGCAATCCCGCCCGGCCTCGACTGCTCCGGCCTCGTCTACTGGGCCGCACAGCAGCTCGGCCTTGGCTGGCCGCGCCTCACCGCCGCCGGATACCAGTCCGGCTCGACCCCCGTCCCCTGGGGCTCCGCCACACCCGGCGACCTCCTCTACTGGGGCTCCCCCGCCTGGCACGTCGCCGTCTACGCCGGCAGCGGCCAGATGATCGAAGAACCAAAGCCCGGCCTGAGCGCTCGCAAGACCGCGATCTGGGGATCCCCCAGCGTCGGCAGGTACGGCGGCGCACGCAAGTACGACAGGGGCGGCTGGCTCCCAGACGGAGTCACCGCAGCAGTCAATCAAACAGGCCAGCGCGAAGCAATCCTCACCGCTCGCCAGTGGGCCGACGTCTCCGCGCTCGCGGCCAATGGCGCGGGTGCTGGCGTCTCGCTGGATGGCGCACAGGTGCAGCTTGTCCTCGATGACGGCGTGCAGTTCCGCGCTCACGTCGAGGGGATTAGCGCGGGCGTACTCGCTCGTAGGAAACAGCTAGCAGGAAGGAGCAGATGATGACGCGGACGAATCTTTGCCCTAACCCCTCGTTCGTGTATGGGACGAATGGGTGGGCGAAGTCCGCGCCGTCGTCGCTCCGGATCGCCTCTGATCCGGCTCCCTGGGGCGGGCATGATCGGCAGTCGCCAACCTATCTGGCTGTCGACGTACCGGCTCAGTTGCAGGGCCAGGTCGCGACGCCGGGCGTGGTACCTGTCTCTGCAGGCCAGGCGCTCGCGGTGTCGGCCCTGGTTCGGACCAGTCCGGGTATCGGACTCGTCGTCCGCGTCGAGTGGACGGTCGGCGGGCGCAGTCAGGTCGCGTCTGCGCCGCTGCTGCTTGCTTCGAGTGCGGAGGGCGATCGCCCGGCGTGGGTCCACGTGGCCCCGGCGGGCGCTACGCAGGCGCGCGTGCGCTTTGAGGTCTACACCTCGGGGCCTCGCGACAACAAGCCCGGGTGGCTCCACCTGGACGACGTGATGATCGTCGCCGCGGCGACCGTCGAGGAGGCCGTCGCTGACGCAGCGACCTTCTTCGACGGCGATACGCCTCAGCAGCGGATCGGCTACTCGCAGCGCGCAATCACTCACCAATGGACAGGCGCGAAGGGCCTGTCTGCTTCGCGTGAGGTTGAGGGCACGCTGGATATGACGCGCGCGCCGGTCGCGGTCGTCGAGGACGGCCAGGCCCCGCGCGTGCAGCTGGTGATCCCAGCGGCTCTAGCGCCTGCGGGCGCGGCATGCTACGTCGAAGGTATCGCCGCGACGGGCTTCAAGTGGATCCCGCGAGCGGGCGTGTGGACTGGCACAGGTGAGCAGCGTGTGATCGGTGATTCTCTCGCTCCGATCAACACCGAGTTCCGGTACCGTCTGACGACGTCGAGGGGCGTCGAGGTCGAGTCCTCGCCGGTCGTGCGACGCTGGCAGGGCCTCTCGTTGATGACAGACACTGCGGGCAAGATGCCCGTGAATCTGCTCTGGCAGGGGACCGATCAGCGTGAGATGAAGATGCGGCTGACCGAGCATGAGGTGCCCGGGCGTAGGACACCTGTCATGGTGTACGCGCCGACGATGGGCGCGGGCACTGTCTCGCTGACGGCGCGCACGAATCTCAAGGACACGCCGGCTCTCAAGCTACTGATGGGCACGCCGACCCCCGTCGCTCTTTTCCACAACCCCTCGCACTGCGTGCAGTGCCGGGCTGGGGTCTGCGACGTTGACCTGGTGACGCTCATGTCGCCGACGTCGGTCTCGATGGAACGCGCCGCCCGGATCGACATCGCGGAGCGTACGTGGATAATCAAGGGAACGATTACGTCCCTGCCGCAGGCCTCGACGCTCCTCGCGCTCTCGACGTGGACTGACTTCGACGCCCGCGCCCTCACCTGGCAGGACCTCGACGCGCGCCGCCTCACGTGGGAGGGCTTCGACCGCACAATCTGGCAGGAGGAGCGATGAGCCTGACCGGCCCGGACGCGCGCATCCCGGACGACCTGCTGTCGTCCGCTTACACGCTGCATGCGACGGTCGAGTCGTGGCTCGGCGATGAGTATCTCGGTGAGGTACCCGTCGAGGACGGCTCGGTCGCCTGGGACGCAACCCAGCAGGTGCAGGGCTCGCTCTCCCTCACGGTCCCGCGCGTCGGCGCGGCGAGCGAGGATGAGGACTGGAGAGACTGGGATCCCACGGACCCGACGCATCCGCTCGCGACATTCGGTCAGACGCTGCACGTCTCGCTGACGATTGCGTCGGTGATCCCCGGCGGCGGCTGGTGGGACGTGCAGCTAGGCCGATTCCTCATTACATCGGTCGATCCAGGCCCTTCGACCGTGAGGGTGACCGGAAAATCGCTGATGCACCGCCTCGAAGAGGATCGGCTCACGACGCCGCTTTCCCCTATGTGGAATGGGACGCTCGCGTCCGAGATCCGGCGCCTGGTCGGCGGGCACATGGGCGTCGTCATCGATACGGGCCTCGTGGATCGCTGGTGCCCGTCGATGACCTGGGGCGAGTCACGTATCGACGCGGTGTACGAGATTGCGAAGGCGTGGCCGGCATCGATCCGTGAGGGCGGCGACGGCATCCTGTACGTGACCCAGCCTGTCTCGCCGCCTGTCTCACCGCCGAAGCTGCGGCTCACGGACGACCTAGACGGAACCGTCGTCGGCGTCTCCTCTCAGGTCTCGCGCGACAAGGTGTATAACCGCATCGTCGCGCGCGGCCAGGACGGACACGACGAGGGCGCGCCCGCGTTCCAGGCGGTCGCGGATCAGACGACCGGCCCGATGAGGACCGACGGCCCTTACGGTGTCGTCCCCCGTTTCTTCTCCTCGCCGCTCATCACGTCGCAGGAGCAAGCCCGCAAAACCGCTGAGGCGATGCTCGCAGAGTCGATCCGCCGCAAAGTCAAAGTCCCCGTGGAGCACGCGCCGGATCCGCGTGTCGGCCTCGATCAGTCGATCGAGATCGTGACGCAGCCGGTCCTCGCGGCGGAGCCGAAAACCCTCTGGGGCCTCGTCACCGCATACGAAGTTCCCCTCACGTACAAAGGCACGCAGAAAACCGACGTGGAGGTGACGCTGTGACCGTCCGAGTGATGGACCTAATCTCCTCGACCCCTGATGATCTGCCGCCCCGGTACGGGTCGGACAGATCAACGACGGCGATCGCGCGGATTATCGACCTCGTCGAAGGCGGGCGACAGCTGATCGTCTCCCTGTACGGCGGCGCGGGAGTGCAGATCCCAGCGACCGCCGTTAACTGGTCAGGCGTGAAAACTGCGCACGTCTTGCTCGACCCGGACACCGGGCGCCCCGTCCATGCGCTCGGGCCTGCCCCATCCCCCGAAGGCCCGCTCCCGGCAGTCCCGAAAACGCCCGAGCCTAAGCCTGTGGCCCGGCACGCGGTGCTCACGCCGCAGTGGATGGGCACCTGGACAAATGCCGGCTGGTCTAGGTACGGCGACGGCGGAGCCTGGCAGGGGACCAATCCCGCAGGCCAGCGCCTCCGAGGTCTCGTCACCTATGGTCGGCAGCTCGAAGCCCTCGGCACGATCACTATCACCAGAGCGCTGCTCACCGTGCAGCCCGCGACGCACGTCCCGCCCTGGGCGCTGGTAATTCAACCAGCGTCCTACTCGGAGTCGGGGCCGCAGCCGACCGGCGCGACGCAGACAATCAACGTCAACGCAGCCCAATCACAGGTCGACATCACCGCCCTAGCAAAGACCCTCAAAGCCGGAGCCGGCCTCGCTCTCGTTGGTACTGCATACGGCGGCATCACCAGGGGCGGCGCCAGCGCTGCACTCCACATCGACTACACCGAAACACTCCCAGTCAAACCCGCAGAAAGGCGCGCCCAATGAGCTACCAGGACCAGCGCGGACACAAGGTGCCATCCCCCACCGATCCGGCCCGCCGACAAGACCTCCTCGACCTCTCCCTCTCCATCCCCTCATACAAAGCCTGTGCGTCCGAGACCGCCGCGTCTCAGTACGTTGCCGCGCTCGCGGGCGTAGGCCTCACGGCCTCACCTGCGCAGCCGGTGTACGTGTGGAGAACCGACCTCAACGCTGTGCGTGTATGGGACGGTCGGCGCTGGGCTGGAGAGTCGAACGTTCAGATGGAGCTGGGCGCCGTCGGCGATATGCCGGTCGGCGCGGGCCTTGGTACGGGAGTGCGGAACGGCATCATCAAGGCTGGTCGCGTCGCGATATCCAGCGCGGAGGTCGCCTTCGGAAACCTCTACATGCCCAGAGTCACGTTCCAGACGCCCTTCCCGAACGACTGCGTCTCGGTCGTCATCACGCCGCTGTACGGCTCCGGCCCGGCGGGCTGGAACTTCAAGAATGGGCGCCAGTTCTGCATCGACGTGCTCGACAAGTCCGGTTTCCGCCCGATGCTCCCCGGAGTGACCTCTGAGGAGCGCCACTCCTATTCCTGGGTGGCCTTCGGCTACTGACACAACCTGATCTTTCATGCCCTCGGACAAGCCCGTCCGGGGGCTTTCCCATACCCAATTGAGGAGAAACAAATGGAACCCAGCATCGAGCAGCTCATGGCGTCGATGACGCCCGCGACGGATACGCCGCCCGACGTCGTCGCCCCGATTTACATCCCTTACGAGCAGACGGAGGCCACGCGATGACTATGACCGCACAGAACGTCCTCGGATGGGCGGCAGCAGAAATTGGATATACGCGCTGGGACGACCCCGAAGAGGGGTCGAAGTACGGACGCTGGTACGCCAAGCGGCACGGCGCGTACTACGGCACGTCCGGCGTGCCTTTCTGCGCAATGGGCGCATCCTGGTGCGCGACTGACAATGAGGACAAGTCCGTCCTGCCCGGAGGGGACTTCGCGTATGTCCCCTACGGGATCAACGCAGCCGCACGCGAAGGCCGACTCGTCTCCCCCATGACCCAGGCAGCACCTGGAGACCTGGTTTGCTTCGACTGGGACGACGACGGCATCGCCGACCACGTCGGCATCGTCGAAGCCAACTACGGCGGCTGGCTACAGACGATTGAATTCAACACGTCGTCCGGCGCTGCGGGCTCGCAGAGCAACGGCGGCGGCGTGTGGCGTAGGACCAGAGACTGGTCCTCGGTGTGCGCGGTCATCCGCCCGCACTACGGCGACGCGACCACCTCCTCGGGCTACACCGACGTCACGGCGCTCCAGGCGGCAGTCGGCGCGACCGCTGACAACGTGGTCGGCCCCGACACGACGAAGCGCATTTATGCAGTCGTCGCCGCCTCTAGCTGGGGAGGCCGGCAGTTCCCCTTCGGTGTGGAGTACGTCCAGTCCGTGATCGGCACGGAGCCGGACGGTGTCTGGGGCGACGCCTCAGACGAAGCACACGACCGCGTCGTCGGCAACCTACAGCGCTCCGTCGGCGTCGACGACGACGAAATCTACGGCCCGGCCACCAACAACGCGATTAACACAGCGCTCGCGGGCGCGGACAAGGGGGAATGACAATGAACGACCTGCTTCTCGGGCTTCACACGGACCCGTTCCTGACGACTGTCGTCGTCGGCATGATCTGGCCGATGATACAGGCCGCGCTCGACCGTCCGTACTGGACCCCCGCACGCCGTAAGATCCTGCTGGCCGTCGTCTCGGTCATCGTCTCTGTGGCCGTCTGGGTGTCCGGCACCTATCCGGCGACCTGGCGGCTGCTCATCGCACAGGCCGGCGTTTTCCTGGGCATAGCCTGGTCGGCGTTCCAGGTGCTCTCGGCGATCCGCATTAACGGCGTGACCCTGATTGACTGGGTCGGAGCTGTGACTCCCGGCGGCGAGTCCGTCGAGGAGGTTCGCGCTGCCGCTGCTGCTGTCCCTTCGACCCGGGTAGTTGACGGGGCCTCGCAGGCCAGCCGTGACTGAACTACTCGCGGATCCGAAAGTGGCAGACGCGCTGGCTGCGCTCGTCGTCGCGGTCCTCGTCGCGATGACGGGCGTCGTCGCACTGGTTGCGAGCCAGGTGCGCCGCTGGCTGGAGGCTAAGTTTGCACACGTCCTCGAGGGGGTCGAGGAGGCCCGCGCTGCTGCCCTATCGGCGGACGCGCAGGTCTCCAACGATCACTCGACCAATATGAGGGAGGACTTGGACCATGCGATCGAGACAGTACGCGCTGTGTCGGACCAGATCGGCGAGCTGACCGGACACGTCGGTACGCTCGCCGATCAGCTGGGCCGCGTCGAGACGACGCTCAGCAATCACGGGCGAAGCCTCGAAGCCGTGGAGTCTCGCGTCGGTCGGATCGACGAACGAGGCGGTCGCATGGCGGAGGAGATCCATGACGAGCGCGTCGCTAGAGAGGCCGCTCAGCGGACCATCGACGAGCACTCGCACGACGCGCACGCGCGCCTGCACGAGCGCCTCGACAAACTCGAAGAGAGGATGAACGAACAGTGACGACCACCATTACTGGTGCTGTCGGACGGCTTGACGGCACTCCAGAGCCGCAGGCCTACATCGTCGCCACGCTCGCGGGGACAGACGAGAACGTCGCTGTCCTCGCGGGCGGGCCGGTGGCCCGACAGGCCGACATGCGAGGACAGATCGTCCTCCCCCTCGACATCCGCACGGAGACGCAAGTGCATCTGCGTCTCGCGATCCCGGGCCGCACGCTCCGCGAAGCGACCGTGACTCTGCGCCCGTCGGTTGCTTACGACCTAGCGCAGATCTTCTCCGGCGCCTCGTCGCCGACCCCCGCACCCGCTCCAGTCCCCGGCACGGGCGGCGTCGAGCTCTCCGGCGACGGAGACACCCTCACCCTGAACGGCAAGCTCTCCGGCGACGGAGACACCCTCGAGATCGGAGCCTAAGCAATGGCCTCACGACCGACGCTCTACACCAAGCAGGGCACCAATAAAGCGATCGCCCGAGCGGTCGAGCCACTCGCCACCAAGGCCGAGCTGGCCGGCTACGCGACGAAGGGCGACGTCGCGACCGCCCCCCCCGGCGGCGGCCTCGACGCCCCCGACTACCCCACCACG